CTTTTCAAAGGATGGCCTTCTGGCAACAAGTCTCTGTCAAACTTGCCAGATTTAAACTTTCCTGTTCTGACTGCGGCAAGCCAGACGTTAACTCTGGCTAGTCCCCATTGGTCACTGCTTGTAACAGATGGCCTCACGCTCTGCGGATTCGTGTTGAAAGCCCCTACACCCCGACGAAATACCGCCTCAAGCATTCTCTGGGTTACTCGCTTGCCCTTCTTGTCCCCATGCTCGTCATTGTGGTCTTTCACTTTTTTAGCCAGAGCTTTCTTAATCTTTTCTGAGACCTCTGCCTTGCTCTCATACACGCCATCAACAAGCGCATCGACTGAGAAGTTTTTGTCACGCTCTCGGTTTAGTTGTTCGACCTTACGCTTTGCCCATGCCTGTCCACTGTCTCCGCCCCAAAGCAAATTGGCAATCTTTCCTGCACTTGGGTATCCGTCCTCACCTTCACGGAACCCCTCGGCTCGTTTATCGACTTCGTGGCGGCTGAAAAAACTGTGCATACGCCTCACTGTGGATGGGGACAGGTTCTCACGCCTTACCAACTGGTTTGCCCTAGCAACACCAACTGCTGTGCCACCCCTGCCAAACTCTCGGCGCATCTCAAGCCCTCGTCTGGCGGCGTTTGCCATCGCCTCTGTAGGCTTTGTGTCAATGTCTGCCTCTGCCTTTGGGGTCTCTAAGTCATCCCCTGTAAGCCTTGTGTAATCCGCATGAGATGAGCAGGGCATGTAAACAGTGCCGTTTTCTGTCTCATGGGCGTGTGTGCCACTGCATCCTATCTGTTCAGCACGCTCTTGAGCTTCTGCTTCAGTAGTGAATACATCTCGCTCAACTTCTCTTTTGCCGCCGTAAATATCTTTTGCATCGTCATCTTGTGCATCCTCCGTGTTTGGTGCGCCTAATGGGAAAAGGTTTGCCGCAATATAAACATCGTCACCACCAGTAATATCATCCAAACCAAGGCGTTGTCTTGCTTCATTGCGGCTTATAATCCCCTCTCGAACTGCGTTAATTACATTGTCATATATCCTGCGCCGACGCTCTGCCATCGCTGGGATTGAATCAATATCGTATTTGATGTGTATGTTTTCGCCATATGCTGGTGCAAGCCACTCGTTTAAGTCGCTCTGCATCCGCATCATCAATGGCACGATTGTGTCCTCATACAGGGCAAGCCTTGCCTCTTGCACGTTTGCGTATGTCTGTGCGTCTGGAACACCTACTAACTGGCTCGGCACACCAAAGCAAAGCGCAATATCCCGTGCGCTCATGTTCTTCAATTCTAGGAAATCCATGTCCTTTGGTGTCAAACCCATCTCTTTCCAATCAAAATCACCCTCAAGCAACATCGCACGGCCTGAATTATCTGGGCCGCTAAACCTTGCGTTGAGGTCTGTATGTAGCTGTTGCCTCTGCGCTTCGGATAATTGCACGGGCATCCCTGCATCATCCTTGGGCTTGAATACGATTGCGCCTGATGGTCTGGCTCCATTGTTGAGCAGATTGACATTGTGCCGTGCCGCCAAGTTGTGCTGGTCAATATCGACTGCCGCCGCACTGATTGGGGATAGCCCATAGTAATCATCAAGCGGGTTCCAGAGCTTCAGATGCTTAACCTCTGATGCGCCTGTCTCTTGGTCTACGTCATACTGAGCCACCACCTGACCACCGATTTTATATTGATAATTCTTTGGTATCTGGGTTTTGCTCGGCGTGATTGTCATGCGGTCAGGGCGTAGGATATGCAATTCACTAGGCCGACCATTCACATCTGAGCGCAATGCGTATGAGTTTCCATCCAGCAACAGATAGGAATACAGTGATTGAAAATACTCTGAACCTGCCATTTGTGCGTTAGGTCTTTTGAGCAATATCTCAAGCGGGTGGTTTTCAATCTGTGTGTCACCATCGAACACCTGAAACTTTACAGCACTAGCTCCGTTGGCAATCTCATTGATACAGCGATAAACGATAGCATTCTGTTGATAGCCCTCTTGGGATAATCGCTGATATGTGTATTTGCTTTGGTTGTATGCTGTAACGCCTTGATACATGACCATTGGGAACTCTTTACGCTCAAGGCTGGGCGGGTTGATGAAATTAGCAAGTCGCTCTCTGAATGTAGGCATTAGCTTATTCTCCAAGTTGCCTGTCCATCTGAACGGCTTAATTCTGTCAATGCCCACACTAAGGCATCCAATCGGTCTGGTGACTTACCATCGCCAGTATAAAAACACATTTGTTCCTCTAACTTAGCAAATATTCCGCAATGTGACACCTTTTTTTGTTCATACAGGGCGGCAATGGGTTCTGCCCTTATCATCTTGCCCCGTGTCGCCCTTACGGAACGCAATGGGACAGCCTTGTCAATCGTGTTCAAAAGGTTCTGCACCAAGTCGCCGCCGTTGTTGACCTCGACCACAACTCGGTCTGCTTGATGCTTGTAATACGCCCTAACAGCCTCACGCATCCACCCATCAGGGCTGTTCTTATGTGAAACATCATCAATGATATAAAATCTGTCATCAATCCCACGACCCGCAACAATGATGCCTGTTTCGTCGCTGTGTTCGTTGTTGGTAACGGCTGGGTCAACACCAACCACGACTCTTTTCATCTCTGGCATGTGTCCCTCTGGTATGCGTGTCTGCTCTAGCTCCTCACGGCTCCACAATGCTCCCTCAATGTCCTCAACAATCTCTGCATATAGCTCCTGCCGCCCAAGCGTTGTGCCGCCATATCGCTCCTCAAGTGCCGCTAGTGCCGATGGTGCAAGGTTCTCCGCATTATCGAATGTGCTTCCTGTGGTGATATGCACATCCTTACGGCTCATAATGTTACGGATTATTTCAGTGGGTTTGGGTGTGGTTGTGATGACGCATTGAGGTTTGTCCCCTAAACGCAACCCAAAGAGTAATTGGTCAAAGGTTTCTGGATATCTCCATGCCGCAAGTTCGTCACACCATGCCCTATGAAACTGCGGCCCTCTCAATCTGTCGGGTTCTGTTGCGCTAAAGCCGATTATCTTTGAACCATTCTTGAGGCGTATCTCTTGATTGCTTGAGCTAAAGCCCTGACCCCGCCCTTCCATGAGACACGCCCTCGGTATGAGCGACATGATACCAGAGACCCCACCAAAGGCCACACGCTTCAAGTCTCCGAATGTCGGGGTGACAACTGCACAGTTTACGTTTTCATTGAGCAACGCATATTGGATGATGTCCTGTGCGCCTGTTCGAGTCTTGCCCCAACCACGACCCGCCAGTATCAACCAGAAGTTCCAAGGCCCGTTGGGTGTTAGCTGTTTCTCTCTAGCTGTTGCGCCCCATTCACTAATGAACCTCGCTGAAAGTCTCTGCTCGTCCGTTTTGTAATGCGAGTAATCTTTCAACACTTCGTCTAAAGTGTTCGTCTCCATCAACATCAATCGTCCCTTTGTGAATTTCTGATGCTTCGCCTAATGCGAGTCGGCCTAACTTCTGACTGTTTAAGGCTGTCTGGCTCAACTCACGCAAATGATACACGGATAATTCTTTGGCATTTTCATCGCCATTAAGGAATTTCTCATGCTCTCTTAGCCGCCGTGTAATGTCCTTGAGAATCTCCTGTGCGTTTGTTAGGCAATTCTCATCAAACTTTGTGGCCTTGCTTACCATCTTCTCAATGCGCTTGGCCTTAACCTTCTTGTTTAAATTGTTCTGGAACTGTTGACGCTCTCTGACCCAATCCTCTTGCTTTGCCCAACGGCTGATGCTGTTGACCGCAACGTCATACTTTCGGGACAAATCCCGCATTGATGGTTGCTGTCTCACACCCTCGTCATCAACAGAGCCTTGGATATATTCGTCTTTGATTGCTTGCTTTACTGCGGCCTTAACTCTTTGCGCCATGCCAAACACCCATGCGTTTTTGATATACTGTCCTAATTAATTAATACAATTCGGGACAATCATCAAGCATTGATGAATATTGTATCTGTCTCATCTGGTGTGAACCGATACCAACAAGCGTTATCCTTACCTGTATGCTTTGACCCTTCAATCCATTTGATACGGCCTATGGCGACAATGTGGGAGCATCTGGTGAGATATGGTCTGGCTTGCTTAGTATGTGACCAGTCTGCGTCTATCAGTAACCATGTGGGCATCTGTGCTGATAGGTTCTCGATGATGGGGTGCAAAATGTGTCTGCCCCAAGGTGGGTTGGTGATACACAAGGAACACCCGACTATCTGGTCTGTGGTTGCGTCGCCTTCCCCGATGTGGTCATTCCTCGGCTCAATGTCTGTCATCCAATATGCATTGAGACCTGTGAGCTTCTCGATGTGACTAATCAGTCTGCCATCACCTGCACATGGCTCCGCAAATAGTCCGACGCTTGGCAGGTGAGGTATGAGAGGTATGACCGCCTCGATGGGTGTTGGGTAATAGTCTCTTGGGTGTTTTTGAAAGTCACTACGCTTGCCCATCAATATGCTCCGATTTCAATAATCCTGAGTTGCAACAGAAACATAAAAAGCAACGACATGATAATCATGATGGATGGTGTGACCCTGATGATAAACATTATGTGCCTGACAAATGCGGGGCATAAATATTTTAAAAGATTGAACATCTCTCCCCCAACGAGACTGACCCACTAGGGGCCAGCCTCACTTAGGAACAGTGCTGTTTTTATAGCATTTCTAATCATTAGATACAACTTCCTGATAGCATCTTGTGGTCGTATTATATGTGAAATAACACTCGCCAATTTGACCATAAACGTCCTGCTCTCTGACCTTACGCATGATGACTCTGGTTTCGTTTGTCTCAAAGTCTCTGTGAACCACCATGCCGATGTCTGCCATGTTGTTCCAATGCGCTGACCCCGCCACCTGATAGAGGTCTGGGGCTGGGATAATGCCTTCGTCTGTCCTGTAAAGTTTATGAGGATGCGCTACCATCCAAACTGTCACATTGTAGTATTGAGCAAACTTCTGGCACTTCGCAATGAGGTCTCTGATGTGTTCATCCTCACGCTTGCCGCCTTCCCGTGACGCATCAATCTTATTGAACGGGTCAATAACCAGACCATCTAAACCAAAGCGCAAATTTATCTGCTTGGCTCTGTCCAAGATGTAATCAATCGTTGGGACTTCCTCGCCGCTTTCAATGAAATGAAAATGCTCATCTAAGTATTCTATACCTTGCCGCACCTCTGACTCGCTCATCCTACTGGTCGGCCCATGCTCAAATGGTTTCCTGATTCGCTTTTCGACAAGCCGCCGCAAATGCTGTTGCGTTGAATGCTCTGGTGAAAACACACCAAATCGCCAATCGTGAAGCTCTGCCATGTTCATAATAATCTGGTCTAAAAAGTTTGATTTCCCATGATTAGGCACACCTGTCACAAGATGAAACGTAGCTGGCATGATTTTGTATATCTTATCTAGCTCATAGAAGCCCGTAGAGAGAGGTTTTGCTGTTCTGCCATAGTAGAGGTCAAGAACACCTGAAAGATACTCCTGTGGCTTAAATACGCCATCAATCGGATTTGGCTTTGCACTCTCAATGCACTCTCTTACCTGCTCCTTGCCATGTGTCACCAAAGTCTCATTGGCATCCTTGCAGGTAACGTCGTGCATATCAGGCCATTGCACTCGCCAACATATGTCCTTCCCAAACCTGTGCTGTAGCTCATCCGCTAGGGCCTGACCCGCATCATCCATGTCTACCGCTAAGATTATCTTGGTGGACTTGTGACCTTCCAAGTTCGCCAAGATTTCAAAGCGTTTATCTTGCTCTCGGTACTCGGCTTTTGATGGTGCGCCATCTGGCAAGCTGATGACGTTTTCATAACCGCATTCGTAAAGTGAAAGCACATCAAGCTCACCCTCCACGACAATCAAAGTCTCCTGCTGTAGTAGCTCAAGGGTCTCTGACATATAGAATTGTTTTCTGGCATCCTTTTCCTGACGGAATTTTTTATCTGCCGTGCGGTATTTGATATTATAAAGCTCTCCCTGATGCCGATACGGAAAAGCAATGCAGGTCTCCTCACCTTCCCCAAAGTGCATTTTGGTTTTGTAAATACCGAAATAATCCACTGTGCTTTTGGAAATGCCACGCTTATCAAACCATGAATAAAATTTATCATCACGCTCTTGAGCATTTGGCAGAGTTATCTTTCTGACCTCTCTGGGCTTTGGTGTGAAACCTGCTCCTGCGATGTTACCCGCCCATCCGCAATTGTGACACTTCCAGACCGCCCCACCATCATCGTCAATTTTGACACTAAGACATAGGTCACGTTTATTGCGTCGTGTATGTGAACATTTTGGGCAAGTTGTTTTGTGGTTTCCGATTGATTGTGATTTGAGTTGTATTCCTTCATTGAGTAATGTCATCCCGCTATCCTGTTCCTGTTTGTTTTGACTTTTGGCTCATCTATTAAATCTGCAAACCTCTCTTGGTTCAACCACGTTGAAGCATGTGGAATGAATTGCGGGTCTTTATTGACCATCGTTTTTGCATATTGCTTTGTGAGTTTTAGTAAATCTTGCTCTGATATTTTAGTGATTGCTTTTTTGTATTTATTAAAAGCATCCTTCTTGGATGAATTTGGTCTGCGTGGGTAAGCACTCCAAAATTCATCGAATGCTATAGTATATATTGATTGGTTAATATGATTGGTTATATCCCCTGTTGATTTTGACAGGGGGGCGGGTGTCAATTTGACAGGGGGGTGGGTTTCATTTTGAAACCCCCTTAATGTGTATATGTTTGATGTCTGTCTGCATCGCTCCCCATAAGGTTCAAATCTAGTTTGAATTGCAATCAAGTCACGCTTTGCCAAATCTTTTAATGACCGCCTGACTGTTGACTCGCAACACTCTGCCCTGACCGCCAATTTTTTGATTGATGGAAAGCATGTGAAATCTTGGTCGGCGTAGTTCGCTAATAATAATAAAAGTAATTTATTGGTTGATGTTCCTGCCTCTTGTTCAGAGGCCCACTTCATAGCTTCAAAGCTCATTTTTTTCTCCTGTTCCTAAAAGAATATTAATAAATTTTATAAAAATTGTAAATTTAGATTTGCTTCTCCTTTCGCTTTTCAATCTTACGCTCTAATGAGGTGAGGCGGCTTATGCCGCCTCTTGTTTCCATGTAGCAAGGTTAGCCTTAACGAGCCAATGTTCAACAGTAACAACACAAATGTCCTCTGTATCAGCATCTAGCTTTGGCATATCTCTGACTAACTTATCTATTTCGTTAGTTGAGATTCTTTTGATTTGTTGCTCCATTGCATAATTTTCGCACTTATCATAAAGAACCTTTGTCCAATCTATTGCTGTTGCTAATTCATTAATATTTGTCATTTTAATCTCCTTGAGTTTAATTTATTCAGGCGGATTATGCCGCCTGAAAAGTGTTTGCATGTTTGAAAACGTCCTCAAATTCATTGAGCAATTTGACTTGGTTTTCATCGTCAGCACATATGAATGCACGGGCAAGGTGTTCGGCAAACTCGCCGTGAACACCACGCAAAAGCTGTTGAGTAGCTAAAGCACTTGGGCGTAAGGCATCAAGTCTGGCTTGCTCTTCACGCTTTGCTTTGCGCTGTTCTAAACGACAACGTATTTTCAACTCACACTTTTCTTTCCTTTCTTTTTTAAGGTCTTGTTTTGCGTCCTCATACTGATTTTCGTCAAAACCAATAACCTCGAAAGATATACCTTGGTCTATAAGATATTGCGGGTTGACGTAACCAAATGCGCCAAACTCATAATGTTTGTAAGTAAAATTATCTCTACCAACCTCAGCTTCTAAGGCATCTAACTTTTCATAATATTTTTTAAAGCTAATACCTTCTGGTTTATCCATAAAGAAAACTGCGGTATCTATAATTCTACCTTTAAAGCTGGCGAAATATGGACACTCAGTGCCACTGTTTAATAATTTAACGAATGCGTTTTTTCTCATAATAATCTCCTTGAGTTTCATTAAGTTGTTTGGTTTTCTAAGAACAGGTTGCGCCCTGTTTCACGACTAAATTTTCTGTTTAATTCACATGCGGCCTCAAACATAGTCGTTGAATGACATGGCTGTTTGAACTGCTCCGCTGTGTACGCTTTCCCGCCAGAGCGAAAAACTGTGGTTTCAAAAATCTTTCCAATCAGTACGCCGTAAGATTTGACCTCGAACTCACGCACTCCAGCATTGCCACCTAAACTTTTTATTTCAAATTCGTAGCCGTTTTTTTTGTATGTGTATGTTCTGCTCATTTTAATCTCCTTGAGTTAGCTTTAGTCTGACACCATTGTCAGTAACTATTATTATGCATATTCTGAATGTGATTGCAATAACATTCAGGTGTTTTTTTCATCTTTTTTTATATTTTTTTTATCGTTTATATTCAATGGTTTAAGTCGTCTTAACCTCTTTTGAGCCGTTTCATACGAACGAAACTTATTGAGCTTACCAACGTATTTATAGATTTTGGTCACTTGCGACTCATATAGGCTTGCACACCCATATAAGCACCGACGACACCCGCTTGAGCAATGTAAAACAAACCCAACAGGTCAGCCAAAGCACTGACCCGACTATCAGGTATAAAAGGCATAAACAAAAAGGCACTAAAGCCAAGCATGCTAAACATAGCCAGCCAAGCCATCCGTTGTTGCGCCTCCGATTTTGACTCCCTGAGTTCAAGCTCTATGAGTTCTTTTTCTCTTGCGATTTCTTCATCAGTGATTACCCCATCCCCGTCCAAGTCATGCTTGCTGTATTTAGTATTTTCCTGAAACTTCTTCGCCATCTTCTAATTCCGTTTGTAATTGTCTGACTCGATTCTTGATGCGTTGTAAGTTGTCGGGATGACTAGCTCCCCTTGTCCGTCTCGATAGACTTTCCAGACTAATAGCCCGACCACAACTAGCACAGTTAAAATAAAGATAATCGCTCCCGTCTGAAACCACTCCCGATACTTTGCCCACTTTCGTATTTGCTCCTGCCGCTCTAATTTTTCTTGCTCCTTCTGTTCACGAACACGCTCTTGATATTCCTGTTTGATTTTAGTGAACGTCCCAAAACCGAACCGCCTGTCTATTAGCTGACGAAGCTCGTCCAAATCTTCAAGCATTTGCCTGTATTCAATTTCTTCAGAAGCAACATCGCCAAACTTTATAGGATTTTTTGAATAACGCTTCTCGTTAAATTGGCGGTGGCCTTCAAATATATTGGTTAAGGCTTGACCGATTTGTTGAGCGTCCGACACACCTTCCTTTACATTTTTTAGAAGCTCAAAGCCCTGACGAGCAAGTGCAATACCTGTCAATGTTGCTGAAATTGGCTCAACCATTTTTGCCTAAAGCCGTATGGCTTTCGATAACCGCTTGGTTAATTTTAAGCTATCATAAAATTAGGGGGTTGCAAACAAAGCAAATCAATATTAGTCTACGCACATTATTACTCAAGGAGATTAAAGTGATACGAAACAATTCATTTGAAACACATGGGCTTGACCACATCTCGGCGGCCCAAATTAACTCATTTATATATTCACCATACCTCTGGCTTTGCAGGGTTGCTAATCTTGATAAGTCATTTGGTGCGTCTATGTTTCGGGGCAAGGCCATTGGTGTTGCCGCCGCCCACATTGGTGAAAACAATGGCGGTAAGCATTCTGCACTTGCACTGGCTGAACAGACATATTTTAAAGAACTCAAAGACAATGGCATCCCACAAGATGACCCCAAGGCCCAAAAAGAATTGGGTCTTGTGCAAAGAACTGTTGAGATGCTGTCTCACTCATTCGATGAAAAAGTCATCGAGTCTGAGAGAGAGGTTTGGGTTGAGCTTGATGATATACCTGTCCCAATTAAGGGATATGTTGATATGCTCTGTGAGGACAAAATCATCGAACTTAAATCCAAACCAGCAACTCAATCATCACTTGAGCATAGTGCAAACTTACAAGCCTCGGTCTATCAAGAGGCACTGGGTCTGGATGCTTATGTTTATTATGCTTACCCAAAAGGGGTGAGCATTTTTAAGGCTAACCATGCGGCAGGGATTAGTCTGGCAAAACAAGCCGCATTTAAAATGCAAAACATTCTCTCATTATCATCTGATGTTCAGGAAATCATACGCATGTATTGCATTCCTAACGCTGACGATTACCGAGTCGGAGATGTGGAGCTAGATTTTTATAACTCAATTATAGGAGAAAATTATGACTCAAAATAACATGATGCTTGTTTACGAGCTTTCTAAAGCCAAGAGCAAGATTCAAAACCCAACCAAGAATGCTGAAGCTGACCACGGGCGATACAAAACCAAGTACGCCACGCTTGAGCAGGTAATGACCGCCGTGACCGATACCTTGCTTGAGCATGGCATTGTCTGGCAACAAATTGCCCACGATTGTGAGGCAGGTGCAAAAGTGGAGACTGTCCTCATGGGGCATGGCTCTG